CGCGACGATGACCATCTCGGTGGGTTCGACCTCGGGCGGCGCGGAACTGATGGCAGGTGTTTCCACGGGCGCGGGTGGCCGCTTCACAGGTGTGGCGACTGCCGCAACCCAACTGGCGTGGCAGACTTCGACTGCGGCGGACACGCCGGTCTACGTGCGCAACGCCATCACGGTTGCCTCTGCTACTGCGGGTCGGGCGATTGTTACTGTGGTCTACGTCCAGCGTGCTTCTGACGGTTCGCGTAATCCGGCCAGCGCGTAATCGTTGACTCTTAAAAGGAGGCCACGATGGGTGGTTTTGCTCCGTTGACGGACAGTAGCACTGGGCGTGCGTCTCTGTGGAAAGCCGTAGATGGCCGCGCCTGTGTAGATACTGCAAACATCACGAACAAGATTCGTGAAGCGTTTGAAAACTACAGCCCCAATACAGCGGGCTCTCGCTGGTCCCAAACGCTAGGTTCTGGTGATCTTGCGTTTGTAGACGGGAACGCAGTTGCGGCTTCGTATCTTGTCATCAGTAAGAGCCCGCTAATCGCTGGGCAGCAGACGGACGTCGAATCTACGTTCACGTTCTCGATGCCTATCGAACTGGCCGTTGGCCTTTCGATGTCCCAGCGTACGCTCGGTCAAGAGTTCTCGGTCGAGGTGGTGGATACGAACGGCACCTTGCCAGTTCGTGCGGATCTGGAAATCAGCGCCATTTCCCAAGCTACCACTACTTTGACCGTCGATACGGTACTTCCGCACGGGCTTTCAGTCGGCACAAGTATCGGTATTCGGGATTGCTCCAACCAACTTGCCAATTATCCGGCGCTGGTAGTTGCGACGGCTCCAACCCCAACGCAGTTCACGGCGACCGCAGGCCCAGGTGGCACAATCCCGTCACAGACCATTACCAACCCCGCAGGCGCAAAAGGCTTCGTCTTTTTCCGAGAGCGTCTGGGTCGCGCCCAGAACGGCTTGAGCGAGATTTTTGAGAACACCTCGGCCACCAACGCGAGCCTCTACATTCGCAGCGAATCAGGTGACGTCCTGCCCAGTGGCACGGTGGCGGGTAACCACTCTGTCACGATTGCTACGACGGCGTCGATTCAACTTGCGGGTGCTACGGCGTACCAATACAGCTTTAGCCCGACTTCTGAGTATCGCCTGCTTGTACAGGCAGACCGTACCCAGTGGGCGGATAGCGCCGTGGATGCCGTTGCAGCCAGCACTTCGCGTCTGCTGCGTACGCAAGTATGTCCGGACCCGGGCGAGACGTATAAACTGCGCTTTCGTGCAAACAACAGTAAGTCTCTTACTGTCCCCAACGCGCAGATTGTTTCTGCTGTTAAGAGCGGGACCACCACTGGCACAATTACGACGGATGTGCCTCATGGTCTGACGACCAATGATACGGTGGTGATCTACGGCATTCGCGCACAAGGCGCGGCCGAGTTCCCCAACTTGCTCACGGCCACGGCGGTCACGGTTACGGGTCCGAATACGTTCACCGTCGTGATTGGTACAGCGGGTACGATTACGAGCTACGGCGGTTACGTTGCCAAGGTGCAGGGCGGTAACCTGATGAGTGCCCTTGGTGCTATTGCACAGGTCGCTCAGAGCGCAACGCTTTCGACGCTCGCGGACGGTACGCGGCAGCTTGTGCTTGTCGGTAACGGCAACTGGGCCGGTGCGTCTATTGGCGACTTGGTCGAACTAGTAGGCGTTCGCGACAACGTAGCGGGCGTGACACTGGGTGTTGATGGTCCTTGGAAGGTGGCAAACATCGCCACCACCAACCTGACACTTGTTCTGCCGTATGCAGATCAGCGGACACTACCCGCCGACTTTGTCACTACCAACTGCGGTGGGGGCGTGATTCGACGCACGGACCTCCGTGTGTCGTTTGTGCGGTTGTTTGACTACGAGCGGTTCCGCGTCGAAACGCTGGCGCGTCCCACGGGCGACATTTCAGCCGCTGCTCCTGTCTCGATTCAGAACACACCTGCGGTTACGGTTTCCTCCGGAACGATCACGACGGTCACGACCGTCTCGGCGGTCACTGGTGGTGGCGCGGCCGAAGACGCCGCTGCGGGCACTAACCCGCTTGTCGTGGGGGGTGTAGTTCGCACGGCGATGGCCCCGACTACGTTGGTGGCGGGCGATGCGGCGCGTCTGACCCTGACGGCCGGTGCGGCGGCTGTGGTGGCACCGTACTCGATTCCGGAAGTCACGTGGCAAACTCCGGCCAACGTTGGTGGCCTCGTCAACACGGCTACCCCGCTGCAAGTCAAGGAGGCGGCTGGCGCCTCGCTGTGCAACTATGTGACGTCCATCGACCTGTACTCGGAAGCGCTGACCAACGCCACCGACCTCCGCGTCCGTGAGCCGGACCTGACCTGCTCGTCACAGACCATTGCCTCCAACACCCTGACTGTCTCTGTTACGCACAACCTGCGTATCGGTGATGCGGTAGTGTTCACGGCCTCGACGGTGACGGGCATCTCGGCGGGTGTGACGTACTACGTCCTGACCACGCCCGCGGGCACGACGCTCACGCTGTCGGCTACTCGCGGCGGCTCGACGCTTGCGATCAGCGGCACGGGCGTGACCGCCACCTTCCACAAGGTGCTGTGGATGACCCGCATCCCGACTACGGGTTCTGCGCCGCGTCTGATCCAGTTCCCTGTCCCTTTGCGTGGTTCAGTCAACACGGCGTTGCAACTCCAGACTGCTACAGCGTCTGGTGCGGGTGCTGTGTACGCCAGCCTCCAAGGATTCGCAGCACAGTAAGGACGGCCATGAGCCTCGAAGATCTGATCACGCTCTTGCAAAATCGGCTCTCTTTCAACGCCCAGCAGCGAGCCGCCGCTGTGCAGCGAGGGGATATCGCCCAAGTGGTGGCGTTGGATGCCGATAGTGCTACGACGCAGGCCACCCTAGACGCTTTGCAGACAGCGTGACATGGCTAAGTCTCCTGCTTGGCAGCGGAAGGAAGGTAAGTCCGAGGCCGGAGGTTTGAACGCCAAAGGCCGCGCTTCTTACAACAAAGCCAACCCCGGAAAACCTGGGCTTAAAGCCCCGCAGCCTGAAGGTGGCCCTAGACGCGACTCTTTTTGTGCCCGTATGAAAGGCATGAAAAAGAAGCTGACTTCAGAGAAGACGGCTAAAGATCCCAACAGCCGTATCAATAAATCCTTGCGGGCTTGGAATTGCTGATATGAAGCACGAAATCTCAGAAGGCACTAAGCACGTAGTTGACGCCCTGTCAGTGGTAACAGTTCTGGGTACGCTAGTGCAGATCCTTCCTTCTATTGCGGCGCTTTTCACGATCATCTGGACAGGCATTCGCATCTGGGAAACGGATACAGTGCGCGGATGGACGGGGCGCAAGCTTGTGGGTGGTCCCAAGGAGGGTTGATGCCTTACGCAAGCGCCAAGCAAGCCAATCTCATGCGGGCAGTCGCCCACAGCCCTTCCTTCGCCAAGAAGGTCGGAATCCCCCAAAGTGTCGGCAAGAAGTTTGAGGCCCACAAAGCCGAAGGAGGCACCGTGAAGAAAGACGCCAAGATGGAAATGCGCCATGCAGCCGCCATGAAGAAGGCCGGTCTGCCCAAGAAGATGGTGCGTGAAGAGATGAAAGAAGCCAAGGGTTACGCCAAGGGCGGCGGCATCGAGTCCAAGGGTAAGACCAAGGGCAAGATGATCAAGATGATGGGTGGAGGTAAGTGCTGATGAAGTCCAAGCGCTACAACGAAGGCGGCGACGTTGACCCCCTTGAGGAGTACAACAAGAGCGAAGGCATCGCTGTCGAGCCGGGGCCGAAGGCTGAACCCGAGCCGGAGAAGCCCAAGGCGGCGAAGCCCCGCCCGAAGCCTGCTGTTAGGTCTTCCGCGCCGGTTCCTGGGCGTCCCCGTGGTGAGTCTGGTCCGGTGTCTACCACACGGCAGATGGCGGATCGCGCCGCGTCAGACGCAATGAATGCTCGTGCGGCTTCAGAAGCCCGCGCAGCTAAGGCTCGTGAAGCGGAATCGGAAATGCGTCGAGAGAGTCGTGGGAAAGACGTAGAGCGCAAAACGCCGCGTCTCAGCACTGCTGGACTCAACCCAAAGACGTTGCTGCCGGAGCAGCGTTACGCCAAAGGCGGTTCCGTCCGTGGCGGCGGCTGCGAGCAGCGAGGCAAGACCAAAGGGCGGTTCGTGTGAGGCCGTCGCGTGGCATGGGTGCGATCAACAGGGCTAAGCTCCCCAAGTCCATCGTCCGCAAGGACGGGACGGAGCCTACCAAGTTGTATGCCGAAGGTGGGGAAGCGAAAGCCAACAATTCCTCGCTCTGGTCCAAGGTCAAGACCGAAGCACGCAGCAAGTTCGATGTGTACCCGAGCGCTTACGCAAACGCGTGGGCTGCGAAGGAGTACAAGAAGCGCGGCGGGTCTTGGTCCGGTGCAGACAACCGAGTGAAGAAGCGTGGCTAAGGCAGGACTCGGCAAGTGGTTTGGCGAGAAATGGGTCGATGTGAAGACCGGAAAAGCCTGCGGGCGCTCCGGTTCTGAGAAGACCTCACGCGCTTATCCCGCCTGCCGTCCTGCCAAAGCTGCGAGCAAGATGTCCACCGCCCAGAAGCGAGCTATGTCGAGCAAGAAGACTGGTCCCGCCCGCGAGTCGTGGCCCGTAAGCCCGTCTGGAAAGAGTAAGTAAATGATCAAACCGCTTGACTCGACGCCGTATCCGGGCGATCATACCCAGATCGCAGCTCTTGGTGTCTGGCATGTACGGTGTCATTTATAAAGTTACAAATACCGTGAACGGTAACTTTTACATCGGTCAAACAAAGACGACGCTATCCAGGCGCTGGTCTAAGCATTGTAGCGATGCAAGGTCTGGTGCCGGTTGGATTTTGGCCGACGCAATTCGCAAGCATGGGGCCGGAGTTTTTGTCAAAGAAATTCTTGAGGAGTGCGTAGATAAAGATGCACTGAATGCTGCGGAAGTTCGCTGGATTGCGGACCTTAAACCCGTTTACAACGCCTGCGCTGGAGGTGGCGGGTTGGGCGCACCTACCGAAGAAGTGCGCCAAAAGATTTCGTTGGCGATGAAGGGAAAGAAATTAAGCCCAGAAACGCTGGTTAGGATGTCTGCCGCGCAAAAAGGACACCCAGTTTCGGAAGAAACCAAGCGTAAAATTTTTGAAGCTACGGCGTGGTATAGGGCGGCGCTTAAAGAAATGCGCGAAAGCCAACCAAAGCGTAAAAAAACGTATGCGTATAAGTCTCCTCTGCAAGAGCTATACGACGCCGCGGGCGTAACATCAAAACAAGAAAAAATTGCCTTTGCCGCGAAGCGCGGGTTTGAATTGGGTACGCGACAGCGTCTTGTTGGGGAATTAAACCCCATGTACGGACAGCAAAAGTCAGAAGAGATTAAGCAAAAGCTGTCTGAAATGTCTAGGGGCGAGAACAATCCTTACTACGGCAAAAAGCACTCAGAAGAGGCGGTAGCTAAAATGCGTGCGGCGCACGCTGCGCGACCACCAGTGACTTGTCCCCACTGTGGCGTGGAGGGCCGGTCTAATACCATGAAGCGTTGGCATTTTGATAATTGCAGGAGCAAAGCATGACGACTTCTGGTGCGGCCACTTTTAATATGGACCTAAACGACATTGTCGAGGAGGCAATGGCTCGCTGCGGAGCGGAACTCAGAACTGGCTGGGATTTGCGCACCGCAAGAACCTCGATGAACCTATTGCTCGCCGCATGGGCCAACGAGGGCATAAATCTTTGGGCGATTGACAGTGGCACTATCAATCTGTCCCAAGGGGTCAATACGTATCCTCTGCCAGACGACACCGTAGACCTCATAGAGCACGTAATTCGTACAGGCGCAGGAAATGTTTCAACACAGGTAGACCTGACAATTACGCGCATCTCTGTCAGCACTTACTCTTCAATCCCTAACAAACTTCAGCAGGCCAGACCGATTCAGGTCTGGGTTAATCGCCAGTCTCCGACGCCGCAGATTGTGGTGTGGCCCACACCTGACCAGTCTGGTGTGTATCAGTTTGTGTATTGGCGACTGCGGCGGTTGCAGGATGCTGGCGCTGGCGGCACTTACACTCAGGACGTACCTTTTCGTTTTCTTCCGCCTCTTGTGTCCGGACTTGCGTACTACCTTGCGCTAAAAATTCCCGGGGCAATGGAGCGGCTTCCGGTACTTAAAGCGCAATACGATCAAGATTGGGATAAGGCTAGTTCAGAAGACAGAGACAAGTCCGCCGTGCGTTTCGTCCCAAGGCAACAATTCATTGGT